CAGACTGCATAAGCCACTTAATGTTAATACTAATAACGGCATTATCATCCACAACAGTGCCACGATACGACCTCGCTGTTTTTGGTTTCTCACTACTCACCTTTCCTCACATCTTCCCACATAGTATGTTCGTAACACCAATTGTCACTATTTTCCATAATAGGCGATTTAAACTGATGTTTAATACTATCTTGGTCTATTATTGTAACAAAATATGAAACTGAATCGGAGGGATTTAATTGGTATCCTAGAATTGCTACTCCACTAGTATTACACCCAACAGGGACTAATAAGAAGAATAGTAATCCTAAAATAACTAATATTTTAATTATATCTTTTTTTTTACTATCCATTACTTATCAGCGATACCTTTGACTTTAGCCATTTGAGACTCTAATTCGGCTATCTTATCAGTAACTTCCTTTTCCCAAACTTTTTGTTGGGCAAGTTCAGTTTCCAATGCTTTATAAGTTAGAGGAATAATTTTCTCTTCGTTAACGGTTTTAGTTTCTTCGACAACAAGGTCTTTCCAATCACTTGGTTTATCATCCCCCGTTTGTCCTGTTTTCTTTTTATATGATGCCATTATCTGACTCCTGTTTTATTTAACACCTGTTAATGTTCCTTTGTTGTATGTTAATTCTGATGTGGTGGTTGTTTTAGTCTTAAAATCTACTGAGGTTACAACGGTTATTTTTCCTGTGTACGCATTAGTATGAGTACTATCAGCCGCTCCATCCGCTCCATCAGCACCATCTGCCCCTGCTGCACCCGTTGCTCCAGTCGGACCAGTTGCTCCTTGAATACCTTGTGGACCAGTTGCCCCAGTATCACCCTTCGCTCCATTAGTTCCGTTACTTCCGGCTGCTCCAGTATCTCCCTTAGCACCCGTATCTCCTTTATCTCCCTTATCTCCCTTTGCTCCATCAGACCCATCGGTTCCGTTAGTTCCATTAGTCCCATTAGTTCCATCAGCACCTGCATCTCCAGTATCACCTTTATCCCCTTTCGCTCCTTGAGGTCCAGTTGCACCTGTGTCTCCTTTCGCACCTGCGCTTCCTGTGTCCCCCTTGTCTCCTTTGTCTCCTTTCGCTCCGTCTGAGCCATCTGCTCCGTCAGAACCATTAGTTCCATTTGAGCCATTAGAACCTGCGTTACCAGTGTCACCCTTATCGCCCTTATCACCTTTGGCTCCGTCTGCTCCATCGCTACCATTACTACCATTACTACCCGCGGCTCCAGTATCTCCGGTATCACCTTTGTCACCCTTTGCTCCCGCTGGTCCTTGTATTCCCTGCGCTCCAGTATCTCCTTTTGAACCATTAGTTCCGTCTTTTCCATTGCTTCCTGCAGAACCTGTATCGCCTTTGTCCCCTTTATCGCCTTTTGCTCCTGCTGGACCAGTATCACCAGTGTCGCCTTTATCTCCTTTAGCACCATCACTACCATTTGTGCCATTACTTCCTGCACTACCTGTGTTTCCTTTTGAGCCTGTATCTCCCTTGTCTCCTTTTGGTCCAGGTGTCAATGAAATGGTATCCACATCGTCTACAATCTCATCTGCTTTTGTCATTAACTTATGTATTAAAGAAATAACATAGTCGTCATCGTGATTACTTCTATGTTCTTCAAACTCAGTAATCTTAGTTTCTATATCGGTATCTGCTATTTCGGTAATAGATGATTTCTTTATTGCTGAAAATTTTGTAGGTCTAGCCATTTTAACTCCTTAAAAGTCTTTCTTTGCGGTTATAACTATGTTACCATAAAAGTACCTTGTAGTACTTGAAAAAGTATTTGTCGATTTTCTCCAAGTAGGTACTAGTATATCTCCTTTAACACAAGAAAGATTTAAATTACTCGCTCCTCTTCTAGTTATTTGCCCTGCTGTAAACGCAGTATTAACACATGAATGAGCAGTCAATGTTGTAGTACTATTACTATTCCAACTAGGAGTGCCTTTCATTAAGGACATTTGTACGGTTTCAGAATTACTTATTCTTCCAACCATATAAACTTGTTCTATTGTACAGTTAAAAGGTACATATATCATCGGATGATAACTTGCTAACCAACTGGTAGTCGGACTTGAAGAACTAAAGGTTGTTGACCATTGAGCAGAAGTCGGTCCGTATGTTGTTGAAGGAACATAATAGTTTCCGTACTTCAAATACATTCTTGCAGTTTTTTGAAATAAAATAAATTTGAGAGTTTCTTTTGTTCCTATTGCACCTACACCAAGATTACTTCTAGCCGTAGCCGCGTCACTTCCACCAGTTCCACCATTTGCTATTGCTAAGTCAGTACCCCAATCAATATCATTTCCTGTTATGGTTGCCGCTAATACATTCGCAGATGGAGAAGACCATGTTACACCATTTGCATAATCAAGAGTTACGCTTGTAGCACTACCACTAGAAGGTGTTAAAGTTATAGAACCATGTCCATAACCTGATGAAGAACTCGCAGTATATGTAGTATTTGTATCTGCTGCTACTGTTTGCCAAGTAAGACCTTCAGTAGTAGGACTTTTCGCTAAGTATTGTCCTGTTGAACCTGCGTTGCTTGTGGCTAGTTTTGATTCACTAACGGAATCATCATCTAAATGACCACCATCAATATCTCCATCTTCAATTGTAAATGTTGTACCAGTTAGCGTTATGCCTGAACTTCCTGAATATGTTGTATTAGTGTCAGTATTTGTAAAAGTCGCAGTAGTACCTGATATGTTTACTCCAGTACCTGTAAAACTCATCCACTTCATTGCTGATGCACTATCATCCCACATCATAACTCTATCAGCATTAGGGTCACTTAAATTTTCTATTCCTAAATGTTTAAGTGAAAATGCACCACTTCCTAAATACAATCCTGTACTAGCACTATAAGTAGTATTATCATTAGGTGGAGTTACCCAACTTCCATCTCCTCGAAGATAGTTAGATGTAGAACCATTAAATCCACCAAGTGATGTAATTGTCCAACTACTATTACTATAAGTCGTATTGTTATCAGTCCACGGAACTGTAACATATGCTTTTGATGAAGATAACTCTACGGGATAATTCTTACCACTTTGAGTATATCCAATTTTAATTAAACCTAAAGTACTCGATGTAGCAGTAGAATATGTAGTATTACTATCAGGAGGCGTTGCCCAAGTAAATGTTCCATCAGAATCAGACCTTAAATATTGTGAAGTAGTACCATTGCCCGTTACTGCTAATTGAGAAGCAGTTATTGATTTATTTGTAATTGATAACCCACTTGAATCTTGAGTTAAACCCGTTCCAGCCGCTACGCTAAAAGTAGTTCCTGATAAACTTATTCCATCACCTGCACTATAAGTCGTATTTGTATCGGTATTAACTACCGTACAATTAAAAGTAGTTCCACTTAATGACATTCCCGTTCCAGCAGTATAAGTCGTATCGGTATCAGTATCAGGATTTGCCCATGTACCATCTTTCCTTAAATATGTAGTTGTTCCTGAGCCACCACCAAGATTTGATAAAGCCGCTCCACTTGATAAACTAAATGAAGTACCACTTAATGTTATTCCTGTGCCTGCGCTATAAGTTGTATTCGTAGGAGTTCCCCAATGAAGTCCAGTTCCTGATGGTGCATATTGTAAATATTGACCACTAGTAGGAGAATTGGTATTGTTTAATTCATCTGGTCCAATCGAATTATTACTTATACTAAATGTAGTACCTGATAATCCTAAGCCATCCCCTGCTGAATAAGTAGTGTTGTCGTTAGTGTCTGACCACGGGACAGTAACAAACATCTTACCACTTGATAGTTCAACAGGGTAATTCTTTCCACTCTCTGTGTAGCCAATCTTAACTAAGCCTAATGAACTACTTGTAGCCGTAGAATAAGTTGTATTTGTATTAACCCACGGAACATTAACTAGTAACTTATCATTGCTATCCATTTGGATTGCATAAGTTCTACTTGCAGTTGTCGTTAAGTTATTAGGAATAGTTGTTTGTTCAGTATCAGTATATAATTTAACTAAGCCTAAAGTACTTGTTGTTGCCGTTGAATAGGTAGTGTTTGTATCGGTATCCGTAGGAGTCGCCCAAGTGCCATCTTTTCTAAGGAATGTACTACCACTACCTCCACCTAAATCAGAAACTGTTACATTACTATTTTTATAGTTTGTGTCGTCTGATGTTGATAATAGTTTTTTCCATGTAGCCATTATGTAGCCTTATCTTTATTTTCTTTTTCAACGACTTTTTTAAATTCGTTATCTATTTTTTTTAATAAGGCTGACACTTCGTGAGCGTTCTTGCCTTGTATTTGGAGATTTTCTACTGCTGCTTTAACAATAGCAATCTCGGTTGATGTTAGTCTCATTTTTCAAGGTTTCTCCTGTGAAGTTCTGTTAGTTTTTCAAGTACATTATACGCCACCTTAAGTTCGCTCCCCTCAAATGTAGAACGCATAATCATTTTAATTAAAAAGTCTGTATCTCTAACGGAGAACTCGATTTTTTTATCTTGCTCTTCGTCAGAGAATACAGAACCTTTTTTTACTTTAGTGATTGGCATTAACCACCGCCACCACCGGATTCATCAACAATATGGTTAGTACAAACATACAAATTTGAGTTGTTTGTATCCATATATAATGCACCCTTCCACATTCCCTTGTAAGTAGCACCGGGAGCGGAGGTACCAGTTTGTAATGCTTGAATCTGAGCAGCAGTTGCATGATTCTGAGAGTTCGCAGAACCTGAGTGAGCATCTTGTGGACTCAGCAAGAACCACTTACCTTTATTTGCAGTAGAACTATTACTTCCTAGTTCTTTCCACACTAAGTAAGCGTTACTAGCAGAACCACGCTCAATTTCAATACCTGCTGAAGTTGTACTTCCGTTGTCAGAATTAGGATAACCAGTTCTATTTGAGTTCATCAACATTCTGTTATCTTCAACATTAACGGTTTCGGCTAATGTAGTAACTGTTGCACCTGAAACATTCAAGTTTCCTGAGACCGTTAAGTTACCACTAAAGGTAGCAGTATCATCTGATTGAGTACCAAATGTTTTACTTCCACCCCAATCAGCGTTCAAAGCAGATAAGACATTAGTAGTATCAGTTACATCAGCATCCGGTTCAATATCATCCAACTTGTCGTGATGGGCAATCGACATTAAACCTGCCGCTGAACCAGTTGCTTCACTATAAGTTGTATTGGTGTAGTTACTTGAGTGTACTGTGCCTGCACTACTTGCAGTCCAATCAATATGCTCATTTGCGACATATCCACTAATAGAATGTAAATCTGGAGGAGTGTAAGTAAACACACCTGTGCTACTATTGTAAGCCACTGCTCCATCTCCACTTGCCGTTGCCTCTGCTCCAACACTTAAATCTGTGAGAGCAATCCCCCCAGTATCATCTGCCCATTCTATGGCATTTGCTGACGAATTGACCTTTAAGATTTTATTGGCACCGTAACCAGATTCACCATCTAAGGCTGTATCTAGTTGTGTGAGAGTCAACGAACTATTCTTATAGTTAGAATTATCGGCTTCGGTTATTATCTTTTTCCATGTTGCCATTTTATTCTCCTATACGAGTTATTCCCCTATCCCCAAATAAAGGATGTTGTCCTTATAATATAGACCACCCTCTAAGGCGGTAGGGGTTGAGGATTGTTCTTTTAATCCGATGACACCAGTATTCTTAATTGTAAATACTGATGAACCACCGCTTTCTTTGAAGACAAAATCTGTTACGGAGTCAGTTAAAAAAGAACCTCTAACTCCAATATCAGACGATGATAATGATAATGCACTGCCTTCACCTGCACCATCAAATAATTGTTTTAAACTTGTTTCTAGTCCCTCACCATTAGTCGAACCTGCTACGGTGATTAAATCTTTATAAGAAGTATTTATTTGTCTTCCCGTTAAACTTGCCATTACATATTCTCCCATGCTTTAGTTTGTGATTCCCAAATTTCAGTATTCGTTAATAAATCCCAATATGCTATAAAGGATGTATCAGTTACGAATAATGATTGAACTCCAAATTCTTGTTCTACTTCTTCAATTGGTGTAATGAAAGTGAATGGAGGTGGAGTACTTTCAATTGTACCATCCATATCAGTTCCTGTTGCAACAACAAAAGCAGGAGTAGTATCGTGACCTACATCAGCGTGTGTAGTACCTTGAGGTAAATCATTCGGTACTGTACCACCTGTTACTACATATCCACTCACGATGGAATCCCGTTGTTAAAACCACTTAAATTTTCTATTTCATTTAAAGCCTCTTGTTCACTATACTTGGCTTTATCGCTATTTCCCGCTACCATTAAATTAAGAACCTCTCTACAAGTCATACTCCTTATGTCTTCATTTTTATAAATTATATTTAATACTTCTTCAATCGAGTATTCTTTTAAAGAAATCCCACTATAATCAACACTATTATGTGTTCCCATTGCCTTTAATCTTTTATTTAAGGCTTCACAAAAAGTATGAGAATTTAATGAATCACCATTTATTGTATTCATTCGTTCTTGTAATGTTAGTCCGTTTAAATCAGCCATAACTATCTCAATGAATATGGGTTAACAGGAAATGTCATTATATTCCTTCTTTTATTACTTTCACTATCTGCTAATTTGCCAAAAAATTCTTTCATATAGTATTCTTTTTTAGCAACATCACCTTTTCTATCTTCTAACATAGCCTTCACATAATCAACACACGCTAAACTTAACATACGATTACAATTTAAATGGCTAGATTCTTCAGGTGCAGTAACCTCTGTTAAAGTAGGTTGATTTCCACCTTGCAATTCATTAGGGTCTTTATCAACAAAAGGCTCTATAAAAGCAGTTCCTTCAAACATTAATCCTGAAGCAATTGTTTCGTCAGGATATACTAATCTAGTTTGGTCTTCAAACTCAGGTATTCTTATTTGATATGTGGCATCTTCATCCCCAGTATCATAAGACAATTGATATAATTGAATATTTCTACCACTAATATAATACGCCCAAGTTTTGTCTACATTCTTACTCATTCTGGTGAATTATCCTTTATCATTAATGGTTGATGAGGTAGTCTTCTAATGCGTAGGTATTTATCTTTTTGCGTATCTAAAACTGATATTGACATAACTTTAATTAAGTTAGCAGGGATTGGATAATCTCTTACTCCATCTGTGATATTAGTTTGCCAAGTACCTATATTTTCATTATAAGTAGATTGTATAAGGTGCATAGCATCTTTTACCCAAGCGATTACAAGACCTGTCTCATTAGTTCCTGTTCTTTCCATTATCTCTTGAATGGTCACTATACTTCCTTAGACCATAAAATATCTACCTTAGATAGTTTACCTGCCGTAGACTTAATTTTTATATTACTTCCATTCTCGCCACTAGGTCTAAGTAAAACTACATCACCTACTTTAACTAACTTAGAAACCACTTGACTTCCAATTGTAATTATTGCATCACAATCTCCATCTGAATCAACTGATTCTTTAATTTTTACCATCATAAAATCTATATTAGTTAATGTAGCACCTGATATTGTATTCATATGAGCATCACTTGTAGTAGTAGGATATTCTTTTTGTCCTACATCAGTTGATGTTGTACCTGCCGTTATCTCTTTCCCACCACCAATTGTTTTATCAATAGAACTATGAACTACTCTTGCTTTTTGAGAAGTATCGGTTGCTTCCATTTCTTCAATAGGAGTGGCTGACGCTGAAAAATTTACATAAAATGTATCTGCCATAATTTATCCTTACTTTTGGTTTAACGCCTGTTGAGTTAATGCTCTAGAGGTCGTTCTTTCATTATTTGATATAAACTTTTGGATTTCGCCAGTCGCCCAAGTGTAATACTTTTGCGATTCTTTATCATATCTATCAAACTGTTGCAAGTTTATATTTGCTTCTTCTCTTTTCTGTCCAACAATTGCTTGTTGTCTAGTTAGTTCAGCATTGAATCTACTAAGTTTTTGTGAATATTCCTGTACCTTCTTACCGAGATTTTGTGTGAATTTTGTCACTTCTCTGTTTACATCTTGTTGATACTTACCTAATTCTGCTTGGTACTTTTGAAGATTCATTTGTTGTTCTTTTTCTTCATACTGAGCATTTTGAGTAGCCTTATTTACTTTAGATTGAAACTCAACATTTTTAGCATTGAAATCATTTAAAGCACTTGAATTTTGTGCTTGAAAGTTCTGAACTCTTGTAGATGCTTCATTTGACCACGCAGTTATTAATGCTTGGTTTTCAGTAATGATTGAATTTAAATCGGCTTGGTATTTTTGCAACTCACTTCCAAACTTAGAAAGTTTTCTTTGCTCGTGTGCTTCCAACATTGATGCTTCTTGAGTAAATGTTTGTACAGTCGCTTGGAATATGGCTTGTTCTTCATTGAACTTGGCTTGTTGAGTAGCCATTTTTTGACCATACTCTGACAATTGCATTTGCATTTTACTATTTCTAGCCTGAAGCATTTCAGGGTCTTCAGCAGTTATTTCACTATCCATACCTGTGAAATCCAAAGTAGGAAAACTAGGTGGAGTAAAAGTAGGGGTTGCACTATCCCAATCTGCTACACTATTAGATGCAATAGAGGGAGCAACAGGAGAAGTTGGGAAATTCCAAGTAAGACTCGGAAAATCCGCTAATTGCAAACTAGGTGAAACATAGAGAGGTGCAACCCACTCTGAAGTATCTAAAATCGTTTTATCTATAACGGGTACAACCGGAGGTGCTACACTTATTTGCAAATCATCTCCAAAATCAGGAGCGTCTACTACTTGAGGTAATGCTATTTCTGTCCAGTCAATATATTTAGTTTGACCTTTCATGCTCATTTCTTTTGATACACAATAAAAGACAATTGCGTTTCTTAAATCGCTATCATCATCTATTTTTAAATAATCGACATATAAAACATAAGCCTTTTCAGAACCTGATGGAGCAGGATAGATTGAATACTCTCCTCCTACATTCTTTATGTATTTAGGATGTCGTTTAGTAGGGAAGTAAAGACTATTAGTATCATCAGCCTCTACCATTCCTCTATATTTTTGTTCTATTTCAGCACAATTGTACTTATTTCTAACTAATCCCATAATACTATCAGTAACTACGGTGCTAGGCAGAGAAATAGGATTGGCAGTAGCGTCTGAAGTTTTGGACACAAATGCCCACATATAATTCTTCGGTATGCTACTTACAACCCATTTTTGAGCCGATTCTAAAAAGGTAGAATTAGCAGTGGTTACTTTAGCAAGAGATTGAATCTCTGTTGCAATGTTGGTAGTTGCCATTTACACTCCTTTCAAAAAAATAGGGAGTGTGAGAGTCAGGGACTCCCTATTTATTGTTTATCTGAATTACTTCCAGACTGCGTGTGCTTCAGGCATCTGAAATTCCATACCAGCCTCAGTAAGAATCATATCGACTCTCTTATCTGTACCTGTGTTCTCTAAAGATTGAACACCGACATAGACAGATGTGTCACGATTCACACCGTTACCAACTAATGGACGATACTTAACATGCTTCATATTAACACCAATCATTTTGATGTCAGTACCATCTAGCATGATGTGACGAGCCACATTCATATCACCATATAGTGTGCTGATTTTTGAAATATCAACTCCGAAAGCCTTGCTTTTACCAGCCATAGCAAAATCTGCTCTACCAAGTGAAGCCGCAGCAGGTACACGAGAACCGTATGCCGCTGATGGGTCAACCATTCCAACATTGTTAGAAAAGTATCCACTTAGTTTATGAAGCCAATTGTATACTGCTGTATTGCAAAAGAAGACAGTTGCTTGAGAATCATTGTAGCGAGGGTCTACCAAGTTACTTAGGTCATCAAGAAAATCGTCTTGAGACTTAGTAGATAAATCCATTCCAAAAATGTTACCATTTTGTAATACATAGTCTACTGCACCTTGAGTATAACAAACACCATCACCATCAGTATATTGACTACCGAATAGTAATGAATGTTCCATATCCCATTTATGCTCAATCAACTTATCTCTCCAGATTCTTGCCCACTCATTCGCTTCGTACTTCAAAACAGTAGCACGAGCAGTATTTGTCATACCAAATTCGGTACGCCATATTTGAGTTTGCCCATAACCTGTGGAGAAAGGTTGGTCATTCCAAGTTTTACCAAGAAGTCCTGAACCTTCTTCATAAGCGTTACCAACAACATAAGTACGATAACCTTCTAAAGCCTCTGAAATGGACTTTGAAGCAGCGTCTTCATGTGGTTTATTGCCGTTATATGAAGCAAGTTCTCCTGACTCAGCCTTGATAACTTTACATTCCACTAGCACTACGCTTCTAGCACCACTCGCACCACCATCAGGTGTGTAAGTTTTGTTAGCGGCTGCTAATGGGTCTGCACTTACCTTAGCCAAGATATACTTTGAAGGCGCACCGCCTCCAGCAGTACCTGAAAGAGGTATCTTGATTACTTGTTTTTGCAAGAAAAATTCAGGAGCCGTACCTGCCGCACCAATTTTGATTTCTCCATTGGTTTGACCGTATACATTCTGAATATTTCCGCCAGATTTATAATCGCCTGCCATATATAGTTTTAATGTGTCACCGACTGCGATTGCATCTGCACTTGAAGAATCATTAAAATTCTTAATAGTTGCATCTCCAAAAGAATCAGAGCCACCGTTTACGATGTATCCTACTACATATGAATAGCGTTTATGGAAAGATGGTCGTCTTTCCGTGAATTTGAAACTTGGGTCGTCAGTTGGATTCTTTCCTACTTTAGAAACAAATCTAAAGAAAGGAGTTTGAGATATTGCGAGTTCACTAACCCTATCACCGAAGTTATACTTTCTACGAAGAACACCAGTATTGAGGCTCGAACCTGCACTACTCGGAGAATCCACATCAGCCAAATTCCAATTACTTAATTGTAATGGTGTACTTGCCATTGTTTACTCCTAGTTTATTTGAATATGTTGTCTAGACCCTCTTTGAGCATCGTATCAAATATTGCGTCTTCCACTTTGGCTTCTGATTGGTCAGTTGTTGCTCCTGCGCCTGCTAATGATTGAGGCTTTTGCCTTACATTTTGCATTTGATTTGCAACTTCTTTCCTAGTTTCACTAGCGATATTAGAATCACGATTTTCACGATTCATCAAATAGTAAATATCATCATAATTTAAAGGTCGACTACTGGCAAACTGCATAAACTCCTCAAATTGCGAATCATCCATACCGTGCTTTGATTTAAAGTCGGTAGCGTCTTGTTGCAACTTTTGTTGTTGTTGTTGTTGTCCGAGTTTTCCATTAACAATCGCATTTACTTTTTGGTTCACTACTGAATCAAAAACTTTGGCAGAGTCTGACTTGGGGTCTGATATTGCTTCATCAGGGTCAAAGACGAAATCTTCACCCATGCCTAAACGCTCTTTAATACCTTGATTGCTTCCACCCTCTATATAATTCCTAACCGTAGAAATTAAATTTGGGTCTTCTCTCATTCTATCTAAAAGAGGTGCATATGCTTCTAATTCCTTCAGCCGAGTGTTAAGTCGTTTTGCTTCACGGGAAGAATCTGCGTATCTTTTTTCTAGAGTTTTGAGTTCGTCAGGATTACTGACTTCTTCAACAGGACTCGGTTCTTCCGAGGTTGTCTGTTGTGGTGTAGAAGGTATCGCTCCGCTTTCGGTGACTAGTCCGTTGACGCTTTTGTCCAATTCGGCAAAAAACTCTCCGGGGTCATTAACTGAACTATCCTCTGTGCCCGTTACGGCTTCTGTGACATCAGGGCTGCTTTGCAGGTTGTCTGTTTGTGCCATAGTATATTACTCCTATTCATTTTAATTATGCAACAATTATTTTTGTTGCTGTTGCTCCTTATCCATCATCCTTTGACGAAGGAGTTTTTGTTGTGCTTTAGATTGTAGAAGTTCGTCATTCATTTGACTTTCTACTTTACCTGCACTATCTCTTATTTCTGATTGAACAATTTGTCGCTTAAGAGTTTCATTCTCCCCTTGAGACTCTTTTAATGCTTGTTCCATCGAATCGACTTGAGACTTTAATTGTGAGTAGACTGACTTACGCTTGAGAATCTGTTCTTTATTTCTAACATCAGTTTCTCCGAGCATTGCGATGTCGTCTATTAGACCACTTTGATACCATCTGAAATATTCTTCTAGTAATGCCCATCTATTAACAGGTAATGTAGAACCTGCTACGACTTTGACATCAAATCTAGCAGATGAGTAGTCATTATATTTTTCAATTGCTTTTCCTAAATCATTATACATAGGTACATTGATTTCAACTTGTCGGTCTTCTTGTATTCCACTAGGTTGTACAATTCTAAATACTTTATGTGCTTGATAAGTATTTTGAGCAACTTGCTGAAAGACTTTACCTAAATGTTCTAATGCAGGTTCGACAATGGTTTGCATCCACGCTTTTATTCTTCTTGTTCCATGCTCATCTTGTGCGAGCAGTCCTCTATAAGTTTCGTGCTGGGCACCAGTGTCCCCCTGCATAGAAGAGTAAATACCTGAAATATATTCCATATCAGTTTTACCTTGCTGAACCGTAGTAAAGAAAGCATTGTTTATAGGTAATGGTTGAACTGGAGTAGGTGGTGAAAAACCACTTCTATACTTTAGTAATGCACCCGGAGCAGATGAGTATGCTTCCCACTCGGCTTCAGGAACAGAACCTTCCTCATAAATCCATCTAAGATTAGAGGCTAAATTTGCATTATGAATCATCAATTGATGAGACTTATTAATTTCTTGTTGTTTACCAATTAAAGGTAGAACTGCTGACATCGGATAAGGAGTCCCAGTCCACATATATGGAATTGGAACTATCGGATAATCATTTACTGCCATTATTGTTTCGTACAACATTGTTGAACTTCCAAGAGATACTGATAATTTTATCCTAGTATCATAAAACTTAACTGCTTCAACAATCGTTGCTTTCATAATAGGGTCTGATTGAACTACTTCAAATTCATCTTCGGTCATAATCTGTTGTTCTATCTCACTAGCAGATTCTTGTATTTCATTCATTAAGGAGACTTTGAATTGTTCTATTTCATTCTCCATTTCTTTTCTAGCATTTTTAAGTTCTATCTCGGCTCTTTCATATATGATTTCACCTTGAGCAACTAACTCTTGTAATTCAATTCCTTTTTCTTTTAAAGCAACTGACATTTCTTCTTCTTTGGCTTTAATCTGAGCATCTGCTTGTTTTTTCATTGCTTGAATATCTTTAGCACCTGCTGGAATCTTTAAAAATACATTATATAAAGGGTATCTTTCTTTTGTATAACATTCATAATAATCCAATACACCATCATCTTCTGAAGTTTCAGGGTCGTAAGCATCCATACCAATATCTTCAGGTTGTATACTATCGGATTCTATTGCATCTCTTTGAGATTGCCAAAATCCACCACTCTGATTTTCACTAGTAGATGCCTTATTAATCTTTGCCTTAAACTCAGGAAATAAATTTATTAATTGATGTCTAGGTAAGTTCTTTTTAATAATTATATAAGAAGCATCTCTAAATAAAAAGTCTCTAGCCATAGGGTCTACATAAACATCAGTAGGTTCAATTCTTTTATATTCAACTTCACCCATACCTCTATCGGCATCAGGGTTTACATCTATTTGAAAATATCCAACACCTTTTATTAAGGCATCTTGTATTATATGAGAATAAAGAGAATCTCCATTTGATAAATGCCAACAATATTCGGCAACATCTGAATGGACTGCCGCTACATCAGTATCAGTTCCCTCAGAGGCAATTGCCTGCCATCTTGGTGTTTTAGATGTAGTAAAATATTTCATCATCTCTATTACAGGAGTAATCCTATTAATAGTAAATGTTGGCATACCTGATTCTTCTAGTACTCTTGTTTCTTCAGCAGTTAATTGGTCGTTATGATAAAAGTCAAAACATTTTTGAGCCTGCGCCTCCCACTTGGAACGCCATGTCCCTCTTGCTCTTTGGAACAACTGATAGACAATTTCGGCTTTTTTCTTATTACTTACTTTTGGCATTATCTTTTCTTCCTTTTTTTATTTAGAACAATGTCAGGATGTCGCTTTGCAAAACCTGCGTTATCGACCATTGATTGCCAAACACTTTTATTCTTCCCGTCGCCATGAGGCACTCCAATCGTAGCACGAGATGAGAGTGACGAAGCACTTGGTCGAGCAGGCTCAATATTTGATTTTAACTTTTTCATTATTTTCCCTTAATCTCGATGTGAACTAGGTCATCGAATCCATTGTCTTTTACATCACCATCGCTATCCCAGTCTCCGCCCCAGCGAACTGGAACATTAAGTTGTTTAGCGATGCCTCTAATCATACCACCCATATAGTGAAAACCATCTCGGTTCTTCCAGTCTATTGGATATGGTGCGAGGTCGACTGCTTTACCATCCATGTGCTTACTATATTTTACTTTAGTAGCACCTTTTTCTAGTAATTCTGCTTGTCTATCTGCTGAACGAAGACCTTCGATTATAGTTACATCCATTATTTTAACTAATTCATTTAAAACATTTACAAGTCTTGAGTCAACGCCTTTAAGACGCTCTCTACTTTTTCTTCCAAATCTGTAAGGTGGTCTAGGCATAGAAATTTATCCTTTCCCACGAAATTGTGGTGTTATCTTTATTATTTACATAGCGAAGAATTGGGACTAGTGTCCCACTATGCCAACAGTCATTTTCTCTTTTTTCGACTTTTTGGCTTTGGCTTTGCTTTTCTTTTTTTGGATGGTCTTCCGACTTTTTTTCCATAAGTTCCTTTCCCATAAGGCATTTTTTACTCCTATTCTATGAAACAATCCATGATTTAGGCTTACGCTTCTGTTTATACCACTTACGCTCTTTAACATTTTGTTTAAAATCTGGAGGAAAGGAATGTAAACAGGCATAATACAACGCTTCTATTGTATCATCGTGAGCCATCTTTGCACCGAATGTAACAATTTCATTACTTAAATCAAACATATTATCCCTTAAATGAACCAATCCCATTGAAAATCTTCCGTTTAAGCCTGAATAAATCCTGTTTCTCTTCTGATGCCCTCCCGGTTTTTGTGGAATCACTGCAATATCGAACTTATTTAACCTTTTTCTTTCTTCATTTAGTGCTTGAAACACACTTCGGTTCATAGCAACATCCTCAACAGTAGCAGATGTACAATGATATTTCTCATATAGGTTAATTATGTAGTCTACTACACCCATCTTTTTTATCTCAGCAGCGTTTTCGTATTTACTTCCAAGAGTAGGGATTGACCTATGTCTTTCGTATTCTAAAACATAAGTATTTCTATTAACATCAATACCAATTACCATAATGACTGAATAGTCTGATGTTTTTGTATCAATATCAGTCGCAGGGTCGCAACCTATAAATGTATTTATTGGGATTCTATCTTCGTTCTTGAGATGTAAATAGTTTACACCCTCTTCAGAATCGTAATCAACATATCCTTCATAAGTTGTATAATCTTCTTGTCTCCATAAAGCATCTTCCTCAGATTGAACTTGCATAAAATATTCTTGATAATACTTACTAGGTTGTCCACTATCATAATAGAACTTCTTTTTTTGTTCCATAATCTTAGGCGTGAAAAAACTTGCCCATAGAAAATTCCCACTTTCATCAAGTGCCTTATAGGTAATAACCTTCCAAGCAAAATCTTTATTGTCTTTTTTAGCCTTTGCATTATTAATTAGTAGGTTATTAATAAAACTATCATAATGAACAGGCGTTCCATTAACTCGTATTCTACCTGTCTCTGGTTCAAGAGCAGGATATACAACTGCTGTAACAAGGTTTGCATTTTTATCACGACTTTCTCTAGTAAGTGTGTTCTCTTCATGCTCGAAATCGTCAAGTATGATGAGGTCATATCTTTTATGGAGTTTTGCTCCACCTCTAATTCCTGTAACATTTGATTTACTAATGAGTTTACACCCATTTTGTAATTCAATGTCTTCTTCTGTCCATTTTCTTCCTTTTTGTGTGCCGAAATAATACAAGATTTTATCATTATTCTCTAAGTGATATTTGATATAATCCATATTACCAACTGCTAATTTTTGAGTCGCTGACACCCAAGCATAAAAGAACATATCATTAGAGGGGCAGAAAACAAAGTCTTTCAAAATTGAAGCCTTCGTCAAGATGGTTTTGCCGTGACCTCTAGGTAGGATTATGGCAGATTGCCTTATACTTTTATCATCAATAGTATCAGCGACTTCGTAGTGGAAGGGCGGAGTTTCACTCCTTAAATAATCATCAGGTAAAAATAATTTACCAAAAGCAATTATATCTTGAGACGCTAAATGTAACGCCTCTTCTGCTTTATTTTGATTTTGTATCAGTTGCATTTTCTTTTTCTTTTTCGGCTTCTGCTTTCCTTTTTTCAGTAGTAGCGTCTAAGTGTTTTTGAAAATCTGATACTGGTTTATCTTCAGTTGCGTTCCATTGTAAATACTGTCTAAAAGCATCATCTATTAATGTTAATGCTCCTGCCATCTTATCCACTTGTGTTTCAAGATTCACGATAGCGTCTACTAGTAATTGCTTACTTACCTTAGATGCCTTTACGCCATTTTTAGGTGCAGCGGTTGGTGCTGCGAGTTTCTTTTTTCCCATTTTCTTTCTCCTGTTGTATTGTTTTGCTATGCTTTCGGTGAACTCTTCTTCGAGTCCTTCTTCTTCATAGATTGTTCTTTTTTCCACTCTTCCCTCAAGAAGGTTAAATATTTAGATGCCACGATTGGATTAAATATTGTTGTTATTAACCTATTATCGTAGTCTTCAAATCTAGGGTCTATGATTGTTACAGGGCAATTAAATATATTCTTATCATCTAAGCCTAGTTTATCTGCATAACTATCATATATT